GAGCAGATCGTGGAGGGCGTTGCGTTGGCGCTCGAGGCGTCGGCTGCATTCGCGGAGGGGGATGCCGAAGGTTGATCCGGACGCCTTGACGGCGGCCTCGGTTTCCGGTGTCTCGGTTGTCCAGTCTGTCTCAGGAAGGGCCTCAGCCTTGTCGCGATTGGCGAGGATTGCGTCCCAGTTCGGCGCGCTCATCGTGCAAGCCTCCAGGCGAAGAATGCCATTGAGATCACCGGCACGGTGAGGGTGAGGAAGTCTAAGAAAAAGCCGATGCTGCGGCAGATAGTTTGTGGGTCGTGGAGGTCGATCATAAAATATTTTCTTTGTCTGAATTATTTTTTGCAAAGTCTCTCGCGATGAGAGATTGGATGTAACTCGAGAGAGTTCTGTGTTCCTCGCGTGCCTTGCAGAGCGCCATTTCAAGCATCTCTGCGGGCAGTGAGATTGATTTTTTGATGGTGGTTTGTTGTGTGTTCATTTGCTACTTCTTCGCGAAAAGTAGGAAAAAGAAGGCATGGGGTCAATACCTTATTTGGGAAAAAGTTGCTTTTTTTCTTACCTAGTGCGAAAGTCCCAGATGACCAATGATCCGTGTGTAAAAAAATCTATCTCGATGCCGTCGAGTTATTTTGAGTTGGCAAATATCCGCATCGAACAAGAGCGCTTGAAAGGCCTCACCGAATACGTTCAAATGCTGATCCGCAACGACACCACTCACCTGGTGGCCGTGGTAAAGCCAATCGCGGCAACAAAAGAAAAACCCGCGTCCGCAAAGAAAACACCGAAGTTCAAAGTTGCTGGTGCCAATACGATCAATCCGTCCGAGATTTCCGGTGGTGGGCCATCAACTCTCCAGAAGGGGAAATCCCGCAGGACTGGATAGGAAAAGTGATCGACCTTTCTACGCACCCTGACTCTGACCCCGACATGATGGGGGGGAGGGGGGGGGGGGGGTAATGTGTTGCTTCCTATCGCTTTACTCTAGCTATTTTCCCTACGCCAGAACGTCGATTTTTTTGGATACTCGGGAGCGGAGGGTGGCGAGCATGTCGCGCTCGGTCATGCCGGTCGCCCACTTCGGTCGGAGCTGGTAGTGGGGCTCGTCGTTGAATTTCCAGCGACCTCCCCACTCGAATCCGAGGGATTCGCCGAGGGGTCCGAGCTCGCGATAGAATGCGTGGTCTCCGTGGTAGGTCTTGCCGTCTTTTGAAAATACGGCGACATCGAGGGCCAGTGAGTAGTTGTGCATGGAGGCCCCACCGGCGGCGTTACTGACCCTAGGGCCGGGCGTGGTGCGGCCTTTGGCGTAGAGGGCGTCCTGCTCGGCCCATGTTCGGAGGCCACAGATGCATTTAACGTCGAGACCAAGGGGTGCGGCGAGCTTTTTGGCCGCGAGGATAAAGGAGGCGGCGCGGGCGTAGAGATCCGGATGCAGGGTGGAAAGGTTGCGCTCGGATCGTTCGTCGAGGTTCATTTGTCGCGGAGGAGTTTGGCCTCGCCGTATTTCTGCCATGCGAATGACATGGCGTTTTCGCCTGGGGATTCTGGTGGCGTGTTTGGAATGTATTTTGCGGAGAGGGCGAGTTGAAGGTTGCCGAGCGAGCCCACGCGGTCCCCGAATGGCGGGATCGGCACGTTGACGCAGGAGCTCAGGAATGCCATGCCGAGGAAGGCGAATGACAGGAGGACCAGCAAGAGCGCGATCCGGCGGGGTCTCATTTGCCTTTGCGGAGTATGTTGATGAGGCCGACGAGGCCAAGGCCTGCGGCGACAATTTGGGTTTGCAGTTCGGGCTCGAGGTTCACGCCTGCCGCTGTGGCCAGCAAAATTAAACCCCTCCACGTTGAGTTCTGTGACAGCGAATCGATGATTTTAAGTAGGATGAACATAACTATTGAGGGCGCGTGTCAAGTTTGCGCTCCACGCGCTCGATGACGCTGCGGGCGCTGGCGATGACGGATAGCATTTCGGAGTTGGCTGTTTTCAAGTGCTCCACAAACTCCTGGGTCTGGCCGTCCATGCGGGTCTGGAGGACGTCGAGGCGTCCGGTGAAGTAACGAAAAAGGGTGAAGACGGCGGCGAGGCCGATGACGAGGAGGCAGACGAAGAGCCAGCGGTCGCTTTGACCGCTGGCGTAGTTCGTTAGCTCGAGGATTTCCTTTTGCATTTAGGAATTAGCCTGGGCGATGAGGTTGCCGACGATGGCCGTCGTGGCCACGTTTGCGAGGCGGTCCGTGTTGAGCAGATCCGTTTTGGCTTTGATGGCCGTGACGTCTGAGTTTGCAGGGGCTGTGTAGCCCGAGGACGCGAGGCGTGTGCTTGTCGCAACATCCACTCGGGCCAGCTCGGTTGCCAGCTCGGCTCTTGTGGCCGAGGCTATGCTTGCCGCACTCGGCACGGATGGCGAGTTGGTGAGCGTCGTTACCGTTCCGCCGGTGATTTCCTTCGTTGCTGCGCTCCACACGGCTGTCGCATTGGCGACTGCGGTAGGCGCGGCGGTTGTCGGGATGCTGTCGATTTTGCCACCGACGCGCTCGAGGTCGGCGCGGACTGCGGCAACGATCGAGACTTCCGAGAGGTTGGTGTTGCCGATGGCGCCGACGATGGCGGCTAGGACGGTTTGTCCGTCTGCTTCGTTCAAGAGGCTACCTTCGACGGCGGTTGCGATCTGTGCTGTTGTCGGCGCGGCGCTGTATGCCGAGCTGGCGAGGCGGGAAGAAACGGTTGCGTCGAGATTGGCGAGTTTGGTGCTGTTGCTGTCCATTTCCTGCCGGATCGCCGCAACCGTTGGCGCGGCGCTAGGTGCGGTATAGCCGGAAGTGGCTAGGCGGCTGCTCACCGTGGCATCCAAATTCGCCAGCTTGGTGGAGTTGGTGTCCATCTCGGCGCGGATTGCTGCAACGGTTGGCGCTGCGCTTGGCGCGGTGTAACCCGAGGAAGCGAGGCGCGTGCTGGTGGCGGCGTCGAGATTTTCAACTCCAGCACGCCCAAGAATCCAAAGGCTGGGGATGTGCTGAGAATCAACCGTGCTGTCGGTGGTTTTGAAGATGGCGGCGTATTCGCCCTCTGTCGAATTGTTGGTCGAAAGCACATAGCTATACAGCCCGCCGCCGAGGGCGGTGGCGCTCCCTGCGGTCACGATCTGGGTGCCGCTTGGGTCGTAAATGTCGATGGTGACGGTGAGGCCGGTTTTGCCTTGTTTCAACGATGTGAAAAAGGAGAGGAACTTTACGGATGTGGAGACTTGTTCGAGCATATGGTGGTGGGTTGGTTAGATTTCTTCGGGTTGTGGAATGAGGGCGACGGCGCCGGTCATTGGCAGGATTTGGACTTGCTGGAAGAGTTCGGCGGGGAGATGCGCGAAGCCCTGCGCGTAAAGTCCGCCGGGGCCGACTTCGGTGAGGAGGTCCGCGCAGAGCATTTTGCGGCCATCGATAAGATCGACAGGGAGTGCCACAAATCGGGAGCCATGCTCGTATTGGATGGTGGAGAATTGCGCAGCGAGTTCGGAGCTAAAAACGAGCGCGAGGTCTTTGGAGGTCTCGTAGCTGATGGGCTGTTGTATGAGGTCGGCGAGTGTCATGGTATAGCGGCAGCGAGTGCGGTCATGAGGTTGGATACGCGTGAGTCGAGGAGTGCGAGGTTGAGTGATTCGCCGATGGAGTAAAACGCAAGGCGACCATTTGAGCGATTAGCAATTGCTCCGTTAGTATTTGCGCCATAAACAAATAAGTTGCCATTATATGTCCCTGTTGGTTCGCCTGTAGAATTTCCAGTGGCTCCAGCCCATCGCCAGTTGTAGCTATTGCTCGCGGTTCTTGAAACGCCCGCTAGCCCTGTGCCAGTTCGGTTTAAATTTGGGGCAACTGCAGTATTTCGGATTGAAAATCCAACATTCGTACTAATTCCGCTGGATACAATGGGAGTCGGCGTTGTTCGCCTCGCTCCCATATAATACAAATTACTAGCGGTTGCTGGAGTGGATACCCATATAGCAAGGCTGGCATTATTTTGTGGGTCGGCATCAGCAGCGCGATTGCTGTTTAGGTATTTAGTTGAGGTATTTCCAATCAGACCAGTTTTGCGGTTATAATCGCCAGAAACGAAACTGACAGGCGTGGGCGCAGTCCCTACCAATGGCGTTAATGCGCCAGTGATCGTGCGCGCTCCTGCAAGCACGCAGGATGCTTTGATCGCGCTCCATATTCCGTCTGATTTGCATCCGGCAATAAAGGCGGTGTATGCGCCCTTTACGCCATCTTCCAACGCTTGGCCGTCAGCGGCTTCAACTGCGGCGATATACGCCAAGGCATCAGGGTCTGGTGCTAAAATCGTCGGCACGCGGAGGGGGGAGAGTTGGCCGTAGAGTGGGCTAAGCATAATTCAGATTCCCCTTGTTCGACCACGCGCCGACGCCGCTGGCTTCGGCGGTGACTTCGCCTGCGGCGTCGGTGGTGGTGCGGGAGATGTCCCAGAGGGCGCTGTCGTAGATGGACCCGCTGTTTGGGAAATCGGCGTAGGCGAGTTTGCCGTAGTAAAGATTGTTGCCGAGGATGTCGAAGACCTCGACTTTATCGGGCACGGGACGAGTGCCAATGCGGAAGACATTGCCGCTTGCGTCTTTTGAGTAGAGGCAATGGTCGGCGAGATTTTGCACTAGTTCTCCGACTGCGAGATCGCCAGCGAGTGGGATCTTGCCAAGGACGGAGGATTTTTTGGGAATGATTTGTGTGGCCATGTGGCTTGTTTATTTCGCGGTGGAGACCCCCGCGTGGCGAGGCGCTATGGAGCGCCCCGCCGGGGTTGGTTGGTTGGTTAGTAGGTGCCGCCGTCGATGCTGGCCTCGAGGGCGTCGATGCGTGCGTCGAGTGCGTCGTCTGCACTTGCGCGGGCTGTTGCCTCACTTGTGATGTTCGTCTGAAGGCTGGTGTCAGCGCTGGCGCGGGTTGTCGCTTCAGCGGTGATGTTGCTTTGCAGAGTCGTGTCAGCGCTGGAGCGTGTGCTTGCTTCGGCGGTGATGTTCGACTGAAGGGTCGTGTCGGCGGCGGCGCGTGCGGACTCTTCGGTGTTGATGTCGGCCTCTGCTGCTGTGACGCGGGTAGCGAGTGCTGTCGCGGCGGACTCGGCTGTGTCGATGCGGCCACCGAGGGCTGTGTCGGCGCTGGTGCGGCTCGAGACTTCGGATGCGAGGGCTGCGTTGTTGCTGGAAACATAACCGGCGAAGGCTGAGTCGTTGGTCGTGTCGACCGAATTGATCAATGTGACGATCTCGGCGAAGCTATCCTTATCAGCCTGGGAAGCGGAAAGGATCGCATCGATGCGGCCTTTTTCAGTCGTGATCTTTCCGTCGAGGGTTGTGTCAGCGGAGCTACGAGCGGAGGCTTCTGAGCTGATCGCGGCGGCGCGGTCTGTGATCTCAGTTGCGAGGTTCGCGGCGATGACGCCTTCGGCACTTTGTGCCCGTGAAATTTCCGAATTCAGCGAGGAGGTGAGATTTGAATCACCGGTGCTGCGAAGCGCTGCTTCTGCTGCTACGGCGTCATTGACGAAGGTCTTCTTGGAGAAGATGTGCTCGCCCGCTATTGGCAAAACGCCTTCAGCGGTTCCGATGAAAAAACTCTTGTTCGTAGAATCGAAGGCTACTTCCCCGACTTGAAGCGAGACCGGACTGCCGGAGCCGCGTTTGATTTTGATGATAGGATTAGGCATGGCTAATTAGGTGGTGTTGGTGGTTGGTTGGGTGTTCGTGGAGGGGAGATTGTCAAAAAATGCCGCAGTCGATGACCGGGATCATGAGGGCGTAGGCGCTTGCGGTGGGCGACCAGCGGTAGGGCATGCCCTCGTCGAGGGCCTGATACAGGCGGTCGGATTTTCCGACGCTCGGGAAATTTGAGCGCGTGGGATACTCGACGACGATGCCTGGCAATGTGAGGTCGAAGCTCGAGAGATCGAGTTGCTGGGTTAGGTTGCTCTCGGTGATTGTTGTCATGCGAAAACGAGAGTCTCCCGGTTGAGCCACGATCCGGTGGCGGTGGCGACTCCGAGGACGCGCCCGGCGGCGTCTGTCGTGGAGCGGCGGACCGTCCACGCTGTGGCGGTGTCGGGCAGGGCTGGCAAGGCGGGGCGGTCGGCATTGAGGAGGCGACCGCTGTAGGTCGTGAGTCCGTCCGTGCTGGTGGCGAAGGCGAAGAGGTAGAGGGTGGGATCGATGGGCGGCTGGACGCTGCGGAGGCCGAGGGCGGTGGCGGCGATCTGGGTGCCTGCGGCGGGCGCGGCGTCGAAGGTGATCGTGCCGCTGGCCTCGCTGACCGTGTAGTCGGAGGTGGGGGTCTGGGTGACGCCATTGAGGGCGACGAGGACATGCTCGGGGTCGGAGCTGACGAGGCCGTCAATCGGAAATGTGACGCTGGTGCCGTTGCCGACTCGGACGGTTGTGTTGATCTGAAGGCCGGGGGCCGATGCAACGATAAAAGCGGATAGGCCGGTGATGTCCGTGGCGGGGTGCGTGTGGGCGGTGGCGGGAAATGTGGCTGGCTTGCCAGTGAGGTTGCTCCACGCTACAGGGGGCGATACGGCGACCACGGCGGCGGCAAAATCGGTGATCTGTGCGGCGGGGTGGGTGTGCGGAGAGGCTGGAAAGTCGGTCGGCTTGCCGGTGATCGACCCCCAGGAAGTGGCGGCGAGGCGAAGAATGGCCTGCGCGGTGCGGAGCGGGGTCATCCAGGCGGAGTTGTCTGTGCCTGCCTCGGCTTGCAGTTGAGTCGCTTTGCCGTCGGGCATGGCGATTGGCGAGGCCTCGGTGCCGATGATGACGGAGTTTTGCACTTCCACGCTGAGAGTGGCGGTGCGGGTGGCTTCGCCGGTGGAAGCCCACTTGACCTCGAGGAGGGCGGTGACTACGGCGGGCGAGGCGGCGAATGCGGCCTCGAGCGGGACGGTGTTGAGGTCGAGCACGCCGGCGGCGGCAAGGGCGAGGAAATTGGCGTCGGCGTAGCTGGCTTTTAGCGCGGTGGTGAAGGTCGTGCCGGAGGGTGTTGGCACTGCGGCCCCGCGTTGCACAAACTGGATCTCGATGGCGAGGAGGTCGCGGCGCTTGAGCGTGAGCGAGGCGAGAGCGGCGGAGCTTGCCGCGCTTTTTACGAACCGCCGAGATGTGAGATCGATGAATAACTTCATGCCGCTACGAGGCGGCGAGATGTCAAATGCGCGGCGGGCGCGGAACTAGGTCAGGAGCGGAGCGGAGGGGGAGGACTCACGCGGAGGCGCGGGGGTCGCGGAGGGGGGAGAGAAACTGGAAACCGGAGACTTGAGACCTGAAACCTCGATGGCTTCCCATTTGCCGATCGGGCAACGCTCGGTGGCCATGCGTAGTTTTGCCCACGTCGAGCATCCGCATTTGCGGCAGCGGCCCGTGGCGTTCAAGGCGGCGGCGTCCCATTCGGGACAGGCTCGGCACGTTGCTTCGCGGGTGGCGAGTGCCTCCGGTGGCGTGGTCGCGAAGCCTGCGAGGGAGAAGCCTGCTACCGACCTTAGAAAATTAGAAAATTGCGGACTCATGTTAGATTTATTGAAATGGGATAAATTGGAAAGTCATGATCGGGATCTGGGCAACCCCAGCTCATGGTTACCAGTAAATCGTGTCCGTTTAGCTGTATGCTAGACTCCTCTAACGGGTCGCATTGAAAATTGCACGTGTCACCTGGTGCCGCTATTTGGCTATAGCCCCAAGGGAAATCATAAGCGTAAATAGAGAGTACGTTTGCAAGGCAATCGCCTCTCAGTGACCCAGTCCACCCAACATTGCACTCATATTCCCAATCGTCAAAGCAATGATTGCACCCGTCTGGATGGTTGCAACAACTCCAAACTGCTGTAAAGGAATCAGGGCCGTGACTTGTCCACAATGGCGCGGAGTCCGTGCCCTTTGAATAATTAAACGATCCAGACGTTGCAGAATTTAATAAAGCTATAAGAGATGGATTTGTTATTTTCACGTTAGGACAGAAAAGAGGCGGACACGGGTTACAACACGCACACTCGACAGCGCGAAGGCCGCCGCCTTCTTCGTCGGTTTTGATTTTTACTGCGCCGGATGATGTGAGGCCGAGGGTCATGAAAGAAAAGGGTGAAATGTGAAACTTGAAACTTGAAATGGCGCGCTGGTTTCCGGTCTCAGGTTTCCGGTCTCAGGTTTCATTTAGCATTCCTCCGTGGCGATCCATGTCAGCGAGCCGTTCACGGAGCCGAGGACGTGGGTGCCGGTGGTGGGGGGCTCAGGGAGTGGATACTTGAGCGCCACTTTGCGCTGCTGGTGGCCGCCGAGGCCGCTGGTTGTGGTGACCTCGAAATGGCCGGAGGAAAAATCCTCTGTGGCAAAGACGAAATTCTTGTCGAGGTCGGAGCCTTTGAGCGCGTAGGGGTAGCCGCCACTGGCAGGGTTCGGCGAGGTCTTGGCCAGAGATTCAAAACTCAGAGGGGGGTTTGGGCTCATGGCGACGGATTGCTTACGGTGACAAGAGCTTTTGTTATAGAGTAAATAAGTTCGACTTCTTCGACCGCACCGTAGCTGTTGACATTAACATTTGTGATTTGAATCGTCTTTACCACGTGGCCGGTAATTGGGGATGGAGTGCTTGGCACAAGAAAATCAATGACCTCTAAGCCAGAGGAATTGAGAACTTTTAGACTCGGAGCTGGAGGAAGGTTTTGGCTCCCCTTTATTCGCATTATTTTGAGGTGTGCAACTTCGAAAATGTAGCCGTCAAATGTTATATCAGAGAAAATCAAATCATAAATTGGATTACCATTGTCTGGTCGGATTCCGACAATTATATAGACCCCAATTTTTGCTTCTATGGCTCCTATCGTGTAGTTGATCACCTGGTAAGTGCTATAGTCCCAAATATCGTAGCCCGTGGCGTTGACTCGCTCGAAACCATCGGTGCCGATGGTGATGGGGGGATTCTCGGGGTACACGTCAACATTTCCCACGCTTGTGGGGATTGTGGCCGGCAATGAGGTATTTCCAGAGATGCGGAGGTATTCGGCGCTCACGGTAAAGAGACCGCCCTGGTGCTTCTGCTCGGTGACGCTTTGCAAAAAGAGACCGTCGGAGGAGGATGCGTAGATGGTTGGCATAGTATTAAACGGCGAGAGCCACCTGGGGAAGCTTGGGTTCGATTTTGCCGACGAGGGTTTTGATGTCGGAGACGAGGTTTTTGAGCTCTTCGAGGATGCCGCTAACGCCGCTCTTGGCGGAGACGTCGAGCTCGATGCCGGATTTTAGGTCGTCGCGGATGGAGGTGATGGCGGATGCGCCGTCGAGGTTGATTTTTTGCTGCGCGCCGAGGGTTGAGATGTCGGTCTTGACGGAGCCCACGGCGTTGCTGGCGGAGCTTCCATCGAGGGAAAGGTTGACGGGGGTGCCGAGGTTATTGAGGCCGCTGGCGAGGTTGCCGATGGTGGAGTCGGCGGGCGAGGAGTTCAGCGAGAGGGCGACGGTGGAACCGAGTGCGGAGATTTGGTTTTGGACGCTCGAGGTCGTTGTGCTTGCTTGGGATGAGTCGAGGGCGATCTTGGGCGTGGCGGTGGAAATGGCATCCACCTTTGATTTTACTGCCTCGGCTTCGGTCTTTGCTTGAGTCGCATCGACTTTGATATCGATGGGGGTTTTAGAGGATTCTAGAAT